CAATTATATTTTATAATAGTCCTTGTAAATATAAAAAACAATGTTTCACGTGAAACATAGAAAGGAGAGAAAACAATGGAGAAATTTATTACACGAAATCTTGCTATTACGGAAGTAGCATATAAAGATGCTATTTTTGTAGATGGTGAAATGAAGTTATCTGAATTGCGACATGAGAATATTGTTGGAACTCGTCACAGCGAGGAAAAACTGAAAAAGATTCTCGTTGCTAAAGGCGTAGCAACACAACCAGTTTTGCAAGAAGTGAAAAAAACAACTTGCAAGTATTCAATGCCACTCAATGACTTTATTGAACAGGCACATGCAGAAATTATCGAACAGTAAAAAAGAAAGGTTAAAAAAAGGTGATTAAAATGAGTAAAAATGAATTAGTGAGTATGAAAAGCGAAAACGATGTCTTTTGCAGTATGCTGTGTAAGACACAGGAAGAAAAAGTACAGTTATTTAATGCTATCAACAACGCAGACGCAAGTCTTGATGACATGGTTGGAAAGCAGATTTGCGTTGTCAATGTGTATGCGGAGCGTTACACGGCAGAAGATGACGAAGAAAACAAAGACGGATTTGAACCCGTTGAAAAAGAAAAAATCATGATTACACTCATTTGCAAAGATGGCAAGACATACGCCACAAATTCAAAAGGCGTTTACAACTCAATCAAACGTGCCTTTGCGTTGTTCGGTGTTCCAACTTGGAAAGAGGGCGTTACTTTTGAAGTTTGCAAAGTAAAAACAAAGGGCGGTTATAAAGCCACGATTTTAAGGGCAGTATAAAATGATAATCAGTTTAATTTGAACATAAACTCTATTTAGGGTGGTTAGCATATAGTCGCTATCCACCCTAAAAAATAAAAGGGGAGATGTAACATGTATGAACCGAGCGAAAAAACACTTGAAAATATTAGTGATTTAGTTAAAACTTTTAACCGACGAATTGGACAAGCAAAAAGAAAAACACCTATCCAGTATCAGCAGTATTTACCACAGAAAATGACTGTTGCCAAATTTCTTGAAACGGTGGGGAGTTATAAAGATGTACGAGCGCAAGCAAAAGCGCTTATGGCAAAAGATATAATTCCGCAGTTTGGAAAAAGCGGGGCAAAGCCTACTAAATTGCAAATTGCACGTTACGAAAGTGTTAAAAATTTAGAAAATAAAAGGCTGGCAGAAACGCAAGATGTAGAAAGATATGACGAGGGAAAACCGACTGGAATCGAGAGAGTAAAAAAGAGAAGTAAAGCCTTTGAAATTAGAAAAAAAGCAGAGGAATTCACACCACTTGAGTTGGAAATAAGAATCAGACAATTAGAAAGACGGCAGACGCAAGAATATAAAAAAGAGAAAGAAAAACAATGGGCAGAAAATTATAAAAAAGCAGTTGAAATAAATTTTCCTACTTTTTCAAAAAAAATTTTGAAAGAAGTAGAAAAAGTCCCAAAGAAGAACTTTATGATATGGGTACAACAAGAAGATTTTTTGGATATTGACTATGTTTATGACAAAAGTGAGGAACAGGAAAAAGCAAGTAATTATTTAGAAAATTTACGCCGTAGAATTGCATATGAAAAAGAAAAAGGCAACTTGTAACCAACGAATTATCGTATGTGATTTTGAAACAACCACGGATGAAAATGATTGTCGTGTTTGGGCAGTTGGCTGTTATGATATAGTTAGCGGTGAATTTTGGTATTATAACAATATTGATGATTTTATGTCAATGTGCGCTACTATATATTATAATGACAAATTGTACTTCCATAATGAAAAATTTGACGGCGATTTTATCATGAATTGGCTTTTTAGGCACGGCTACACGTGGGTTGACGATAGAAAAAAATTGGATTCAAAAACCTTTACAACAACCATATCAGACAAGGGACAATTTTACTGTATGGAAATTTGTTTTTATCGCGATAATACGTACACGAATAAAGTAACAATTTATGACAGTTTGAAGATACTGCCGATGAGCGTACACGATATGGCGAAAGCGTTCGGACTTGAAGAAAAGAAAGGAGAAATTGACTACAAAGCCTACCGAGAAGTAGGACATAAATTGACAGAAGAAGAAGTTGAATATTTGAAAAATGACGTTGTGATAGTCGGAAAAAGCCTTGTCAAGATGTTTGAGCAAGGTCTTAAAAAAATGACAATCGGTGGAAATGCCATCAATGACTATAAAAAAAGAATCGGAAAAGATAATTTTTCGGAATGGTTTCCGCTTTTGGATGAGGAAACCGACTACTTTTGCAGACAATCCTACAAAGGTGGCTTTGTATGGGCGAATCCTTTGCATAAAAATAAAATGATAGGCGAGGGCGATGTTTATGATGTAAATTCCCTTTTTCCTAGTCGCATGCACTCGTCAAGTGGCTGTCGTTTTCCGTACGGTGTACCGCAGTTTTACAAGGGTAAATATAAACCACACAAATTATACGACTTGTATATACAACGTGTTGTGATACAATTTGAATTAAAACCGAACCACGTGCCTTGTATACAGATAAAAAAGAATTTTCTTTTTTCGCCAACAGAATATTTATCGAGTAGCAATGGCGAAGATGTGGAATTAGTCTTGACGCAAGTTGACTTGGATTTAATTTTTGAACAATACAATGTCACTTATATTGAATACATAGATGGTTATATGTTCAAGTCTGATATTGGAATGTTTGATAATTATATCAATCATTGGATGGAGATGAAAGAAGAAGCAACACGCACAGGGAACAAGGGCTTGCGTGCAATTGCAAAGTTATTACTTAATAATCTGTATGGCAAGTTTGGAACAAATCCAAAATTGCAAAGTAAAATACCTGTATATTTAGGGGGTAAAGTAGGCTTTATCTTATCTGATATAACATATCGCGAGCCAGTATACACACCAGTAGCCACTTTTGTAACCGCTTATGCTCGTGCGTATACAATCCGCTCGGCTCAAAAAGTCGGACTTCAACACTTGCTTTATTGTGACACGGATTCCATCCACTGCAAAGACGGCGCTGACGTGTCAAGCCTAGAAATTCACGGCACTAAACTTGGAGCATGGGCGCACGAAAGCCACTTTGAAAAAGCAAAATTTTTGCGTTCTAAATGTTACCTTGAACAGATTGACGGAAAATTATGTCCAACCGTTGCGGGTATGCCCGATTCTTGCTACGAGAATGTTAATTTTGAAAACTTTTGTTTAGGTTCGGAATTTAGCGGAAAACTACGAATGAAAAGGGTTGAGGGTGGCATTGTATTAGTTGACACGCCATTCACAATAAAACTATGATGTTCATAAATTGTTTACAATTATGTTCATAGTTTATACATATTTATATGATATTGTATAAGCAAGGGTTGAAAGGCATGCGGACAATTCCAAATTGTCAAGGTGGAGAGCCTTTGGGATTGTCGCACGGTGACACGTGGCGTGCCTACCCGAAATAAAAAAAAGAAAGGAGCGAAAAAATTTTGAGTGAGTCCATGTTTTATGATGTTAAAACCGTAAATCAATACGATTGTTTGTTCAACTTCCTACACGGCGCACGTGGAATCGGAAAAAGTTTTTCGCTCAAAAAATTGTTTGTAGAAAGTTTTCTTGCGGATGGTTCACAATTTTACTACTTGCGTAGATACCGTGAGGACTTGACAAAAAGTAGCAAAGGTTTCTTTGATTCGCTACAGGAGCAAGGACTTTTTGAAGATATAGTTTTCACCAAAGACGGAGGTAAAAATGGCGGTACTTTTTACGCAAATAAAGAACCGATTGGGTTTTATGGGGCTTTGACAAAGGGAAAAGGCGTCGAATTGCCAAAAGTAAAATACATCAATTATGATGAATACCTCATCGACAAAAGTGACCAGTATCATGGTTATTTGAGGGATGAAGTTACACAGTTTTTAGAGTTTTATGAAAGTATTGCTCGTATGCGAAACGTAACCGTATATTTTACAAGTAACAATACAGATGGATATAGTCCATATTTTGATTATTTTAAGTTAAAAAAACCTATGAAAAAGAATGGCATATGGCGTCAAAATGACTTACTATACCAAGAAATAAAGACGAGTGCCGAATACATACAAACAAAATACGATACACGTTTTGGAAGTATTATCAAGGGAACAAGGTATGGAAAATACGCAGTTGAAAACGAAAATTTACACATCACAGATGATTTTTTGAAAAAGAAACCGTCAACGGCAAAGTGTACTTTTAATTTACAAATTGGAAAAAATATTTGTGGCGTGTATTTTGATTATTGCAAAGGCGAAGTATATTTCTCTTGCAATGGCAATAAAAATATGATAACCTATACAGTAGTAAAAGCAGACCACACGCCGAATAATATTCTTGTACGTGGTGGAAAATGCTATCACTTGGCAGAATTAAAGAAAGCGTTTAGTTATAATCAATTATTTTTTGATTCGCCGAAAGCCAAAAATTTATTTGAAAGAATTGAACATCTGTTATAACATTGCAGATTTCAAATATAAAAAATAAGAAAGGAGATATAAAAATGGCAGAAGAAAACAAAACAGAAAAAGCCTATGCAGAAGATGAACTTTTGAAAAAAGTTGGAGAGATTCTCACGAAAAAAGATGATGAGGGATTTTTGACCGAAGTTGTGTCAGAAATCACCGATAAAATTCACGAATTAAGTGGAAAAATCGTTGACCGTGACGATGAAATCAAAGACTTAAAAGAGGACATTGAAAGTTTACGCAATGCAAATATGGCACTTTTACGCAAACAGGGTGCAAAGGTGGAAGAAAAAGAAGAAAGAAAAAGTGAGTTTGTGACGGACGATGAAAAGGAAGAATCGGACGAGGAAATCCTTGAAAAATCCATTGCGGACTACATGTAAAAAAGAAAGGAGAAAGAAAAAATGGGAAACGCAACAACAAACAAAACAACTCGTGCCGTAAACATGGCAAACACGGTACGTACGCTTGCCGGTGGTGACTTTGCAAACGCTGTTCCAGTGGCAACGAGAACAAATATTTCCAGTTATGCAACGCCGATTTTGGAAATTTCATCATTACGAAATATGTTCGTAAATACGCTTGTTCAGCGTATCGGCTTTGAATTTATCCACAACAAGCGGTATAATAACCCGCTTGCGAGATTTAAGAAAGGTAGCACACCGCTCGGAGGAATCGTGGAAGAAATCGGAACGAATCCAGTGGAATCACAGGGTTTTAGTTCGGATGGATATATCCGTACACCCGATGGACAGGTATTGACTCCACTGAATCGGAGAACACCTGATACGAAAGTATTATACCACACCATTAACCGTGAGGACCAGTACCCAATCTCTATCAGTCGTCAGCAGTTGCAGACTGCTTTTGTATCATGGGAAAAACTGGATGATTTTATTTCGTCTGTTATGTCAGCAATGTATAGCGGAGATACGATTGATGAATTTATCTACACAAAAAATTTGATTGACGCAGGCGTTACAAAAGACATGCTTGTCACGCAGACAATCGCAAATCCGACAACGTCAAAAGACAATGCCGAAAAGTTTGTTATTGCCGTCAACACCACATCGGCGAAAATGTGCTATCCATCAACCAAATACAATCGTTATATTGAACAAGAGGGCGCAGAGGGAAAAGCCTACAAAACATGGAGCGACAAAGACAGACAGGTGATTATTATGCGCGCTGACGTTTTGCAGAGTATCAACGTAACGGTACTGGCACAGGCGTTCAACATGACACAGGCAGACTTCCGAAATTCTGTTGTTGAAATCGACGAATTTGACAATCCCGCAATTCTTGGCGTTGTTTGTGACGAATCACTTTTGCAGATTTATGATAATTTGTTTGAGGTGTCAGAACAGCAGAACGCACAGGGGCTTTTCTTCACTTACTTCTTGACACATTTTGAAACACTTTCGTTGTCCATGTTGTCAAATGCTGTCGTATTTTTGGATGAATCCTATGTGAAACATACCATCACGGCAACGGTTGAGCCAGTAACAGAGGGCTATGGTTTGGAAGTACAGAACAGTGGTTACAACGGAGAAACCGTTACATACAAAGTAACGGCAGTTGACCCTACAAAGGTGACTATCACTTACACAGGAATTTCAGATACACCACCTACAAAAGTAGTAAACGGTGGATTGTATTCGTTCAAGATGGGAAATGCTGACGCAACAATTAAAATGACAGTTAGTGAATAATGTTTCACGTGAAACATTGAAAGGAGAAAAAACTATGGCAGATTTTGAACCGACAACGGATATAAAACTATTAGCAGTTCCTCTTGCGAACGATGGCGAAAGCACCTTGACTTTTGCAAGCAAGTCGGCACAATCTGCCTATTTCTCGTCAAAAGTTGTGGGAAGTTTCTCGAAAGGTGATTTTACATATCAACGAAAAGACAACACAATGCGTGTACCGTGGAACGCTGAAAAATTATTCAACGTAAATTATTGCATGTACAAGAATACAAATTTTGGTGACAAGTGGTTTTATGCCTTTATCAATCGTGTTGAATATGTTGCTCCGAATTGCACAAAATTGTACTTGCAAACTGATGTGTGGCAAACATGGTTTTTTGATATTACATACGGACAATGTTTTGTAGAACGTGAACACGTTAAAAGTGACAAAATAGGCGAACATACGATTCCAGAAAGTGTTACACCAAGCGAATATAATTTACAAAAGATAGGAATTGACGAAAGCCCTTATCAGATTGGCGGTTATGTTGTTGGTACTCTTTATGACATTGATTCAAAAATCGGTGACCCTAAAATGGTAGGTGGTAGGAAAGCCAACGGCGTATATTTTCCATGCGATGTTTTGTTTTTTCCAAATACGACGGATGGCATAAACCGGTTACAAATGCGTCTTAGCGTTATCAATGACGAAGTTAGCGGTGGAATTGTTTTCGTTTCAACAATTCCAAAATTGGCTAGTGATAGAATTAGCGAAAAAGAATCACGAATAACAACTATAGCCTATAGCACATATACCACACTAAAAGTGCCAGTACAACATACAAATGTTAGTGGCTATGTCCCGAAAAATAACAAATGTTTTACTTACCCTTATCATTATCTTGTTTGTAGTAATTCTGCAAACAGTGGTTCTGAATTAAGTTTTGAAAACTTTAAGGACATAAACGATATAGTATTCACGGCGTATGCGCACATCACAGAAAATAACTGTATACAATTTGTGCCGATAAATTATGAGGTTGGAACAAGCACAGGAGATAACCCCGATTTTGGCTTTAATTCGCAGACATATCCAGAAATGCCGTACACCACAAACCAAAACGCTTACTATCGCCAGCAAGAAATGAATTTGCGAAACCAAAACATGAACAGAATTATGTCCCAAACTCGTGGAACCGTTGGAAGTATCTTGACGGGTGGAGCGTCTTTGCTTGGAATGTCAATGCAAGGTGAGGGAACAGGTTCGGACATTACAAGTTACGCTACATCACAGGTTGACGGTATTGATTCACTGTATACTAACGTAAAAAGTGCAGAAATGGCAGAAAAAAACCTTGAAAAAATGCACCAAATGACCGCCCCGAATGTTAGCGGAATCGGTGGAGCAAGTGATATATCAGTTGTGAATGGAAATATAGCGCCAAGGTTTTATATTAAAAACGCCAAGAAAGACCAAATAAAAGCAATTGACCAGTTTTTCAGTGCTTTTGGTTACCAAGTGAATCAGTTGAAAAAGCCAAACATAACAGGGCGTCCAAATTGGAATTACGTTAGATGTAGTCAAGCCAACGTATATGCAGACATTCCGCAAGAGGACTTGGCAAAGATAAAACGTGACCTTGTAAACGGCATCACTTTTTGGCATAATCCTAGTACGATTTACGATTATTCACAGGGAAATGAGGTGAGTTAGTTGAGCAGAAAAAAAGACAAGAACAAGGAGCAAGCGCAACGTTGGCAAGTTATCTATTCGTTTTATTTTGCTTGGTTGAAAAATATTGCGATGTCGATATTCGAGTGGAAATTACCCGATAGTATGAATGACCGATTTTTAGAGTTGGCATTTTTTGAAGATGGGCGTGCTTTGGCATATGTAAAGGACGGCGCACTTATCAACACTCGTGCGAATCCATCCAATAACATGGATATGTATAACTATTTCACGGGCTATACTGGATATAATGTAGTTTTTTCCGACTATGTGGACGCTGATAAATGCGTTTATGGGTTGAACAACCCCGTCACAATGCCGACTTTTAACGTGTGCGACATGTTTGCAACACGCCTACAAAAATTGGAAATGGGAATATGGTCAAACGTGGATTTGCAAAAATTTCCGATTATGGTATCAGCACCCGAAAGCCAAAAATTATCCGTCAAGAATTTGATGGAACAGTTTGAGGGTGGTTTACCTTTTCTGTATACATATCGAAATTTTGAGGACTTGAACCAAGTAAAATGTTTTGATATGAAAGTACCGCAGATTTTCGATAAGTTGTATGAATTAAAACAGAAAACACTGAATGAATTTCTTGAATTTTTAGGTGTAACAACACCGAAAGAAAAGAAAGAAAGACTTTTGAGCGGAGAAATCATCGCAAACAATTCCAAGGTTGGAATCAGCGGAGCAAGTTTTTTGTGGCAAAGACAAGAATTTGCTAGAAAAATCAATGAAAAATTTAGTGCATACCTAGCCGAGCCGATTGAGGTGCGTGTTAGAGATTATAGCGAGATTTTACATCTTGCGGAAAGTGAGGAAATGGCAGATGGAACAAGTTTCGGATTGGATTCACAAAGTATGTAACCCCTTGTCAGTGGTTGGCGGTTTTTTAGGAATTTTAGTCAATCGAATTTTTGGAAAGGTTGACAATTCTTTGATAATCTTACTAACCCTTATGACTATGGATATGGTTTGTGGGATTTTTGTTGAGGGTGTTTATTTCAAAAAATTATCTTCGTCCATTTGTTGGAAAGGCTTGATAAAAAAATGTGTGTCAATTATGTTAGTGGGATTGTCCTACCAAATTGACCAAATGACAGGGCAAGAAAGTTTTCGAGCCTTTACTATTATTTTCTTTTCCATCAATGAAAGTATTTCTATTTTGGAAATATGCGGAAAGATAATTCCGATACCTAAAAAATTAAAAAACTGCTTATATCAACTACGGAAAGGAGTGGAAGAAGATGAAAAAAATACTTGCAAATAGAAAGCGATGGCATGGAAAGCGAAAACGGAAAGCAGTTAAGGCAATTATTATTCATTACACTGGAAATAAGGGAGACACCGCAAAAAATAATTGCGATTATTTCCGAAATCCACCATCCTTAACAAAAAAGAGTAGCACTGGCGCACACTTTTTTATATCGTCAAATGGCGAAACAATTAAGTCCATCCCGATGAATCAAATTGCGTATGCCGTTGGCGGTACTAGGCAGAGTGCAAAAGGTGGAAGATATTACAAACGTCTGACAAATGAAAACACTGTCAGTATTGAACTGTGCAACGCAGTAAACGGATATACGGACGCCCAAGTGCGAGCCGTTCGGAAAACGATTAAATATATACGCCGATACTGCAAAAATGCAAAAATTGTTTGCTATCATTTTGACGTAAACGGAAAGAACTGTCCACCGTGGGGCGGTAAACGCCTAGGAAAAGAATTTCTTGCGGAAATAGGAGAGTGATTTCATGGCTTTTGTAACACCTCAATTAAGACGTGTATTGGATATGGGTTATGATTTAGGACTAAAGCATTACCCGATTTTTTCAGAATCGCACCGACAAGAATTAAATGAAAAAATTGTCAACCATTTTCGATACCGTGAAATAGGCTACGAAACAATAACTCAATTTATTTTTGCACTGAATCGGAAAATGTTTGAGATTATGCCGTTTTACAATCAACTATATGAATCGGAAGAACTGGAAATATCAGCATTGACAAATTATAGTTATGATGAAGTTAGCAAAAAGACAGGTAACGACCTTTTAGAAAAAACTGGAGAAGATTCTAGCAAGCAAACTGGAGATACAACACGCAAAGACACAGGAACACAGACAAACGAACAAAGCGGAACAGACAAGCAGACGTTTGAAGATGTAAAAAATAAAACGACTTATGGAAGTTCGGAAAATGAAAACACGGCAACAACAACGGACGTTAAACACGGACAAACAACAACCACGGAGGGAACGGACACCAGTAAACGTGTACACAGTGATACGCCTCAAGGAATGCTGTCAGCGAATTTCCCCGAATCTGCTAATTACGCCAGTGATGCCGATGTGTCAAAAAATACAAGTGCTAGCACAGTAACGCAAGGCGGAACGGATTCCACCAGTGGAACGGTAAAGGGAACAAGAGGAAAAACAGGCACAGACGAATCCGTACAAAGTGGAGCAATTGTTACAACACACGACACAAAAGGAAAATTGACAAATGAACTGCAAAGCAAAGACACTTATAACAGTGAAAATAAAATCACATATGGGAGCAACGCCAAGCAAAATTATGATAACCAGTTATCAACAAACAAACAGGGTTATCAAGGGATTTCACCAAGCGAATTGCTACAAAAATACCGAGAAACATTTTTGAATATTGACATGCTTGTAATTTCAGAATTGGAAGAATTGTTTATCAGTATTTTCTGAAATGTTTCACGTGAAACATTAGAAAGGAGTGAACAAATTGACTTTGATAAGACCAACACCGCCGTTATACAATCTACCGTCATACTATAGTGAGTGTGAATCATACGAAGAACAGTTACAATGGTTACTTAATCAGTTGCAGACATTACAAGCAGATGTTGACAATCTAAAAAAAGACACCAACAACTACACGGATGAACAAATCAAGAAATTGTTTGACCTATTATCACAGAGAATAAGCAACTTGACGGACTATGTAAACGGTGAAATTGCAGAATTAAAAAGTTATGTTGACAACGAGAACAAAAAGATTTCTGACAAAGTTGACGGATTGAAACTTTATGTGGATGAGAAAACGGCAAACACTAAAAAATATGTTGATTCTGAAATCCTCAAAGTACGGACAACATTATCAGAATTAGAGAACCGTTTACACCTTGAAATTGTAAAAGGTGATGAAACTACAAAAGATTTTGCAAGAATTTATACCGAAAAAGCAAGACTTGAATTACTCGGAAAAATCAATGACTTGTCCGTTAGGGTTGACAACATTGCCAAGGAGTTTCCACCCGTATATAACCCAACACAGGGTAAACAAACAGACGTACAGAGGGCAATCAATGACTTGTATTTATATTTAAGGGTACACGGAATCACGTGTTTTGCTTTTGATTCCATGCAAATTACCGTTGCGGAATTTGACGCTATGAAAATTTTAGTGCGAAATTTTGATATTCGCGGTGCTGAAATTTTTGAAGTATGGGAAAAAGAAACGGCGTTTAGTCCGTGGACAGGAAAAAAGGTGACGTTAAAAGAATTGTGTTATCAAATTGCCGAAAAAATCAACATGAACTATAAGACGGCAAAAGAATATGATAACAGGTCAATTACTGCGATTAACTATGACGGTGCTAATACAACGGCTTATGATTTTGATTGGACAAAAAGAATACTGCCGATTGATGTTATACCGATAGATATGTTGGATAAATTCTTGCACACGTCAGAATTGATTTACAACACTGATATTGTGTCAGACATAGGCAGTACAGTTGACATTACAACGGATAAGGAATTTGAAAAATTTTTACTTGCCTATACAGATAAAAATGCAAATTTATGTTATTTGTTGTGTGATGTTACTACTGGAAAGTTATCATTTGCAGACACGGACAACAACACGCTGACGCAAGTTTCAAGAAATTTTTCAATCGTAAAAACAGAAACAGGCTATCAGATTATAACAGAAAATTGCGTTTTGTTTAATGCTGATACAAAGGAAACAACATTTGCACCTAACTTTTTACTTATCAAAAAATTGTATGGAGTTAAAAGTTATAACAATTTGACAGAAATCGGAAAGGGTGATTGATGTTGAAAAGCACACAATTTTATAATTTTCCTTTGTGGGAAATTGCAGACGTTCAACCGTTGTTGGACACCGTAAACAATGGCACAAATAAAATTGACCAAGCAATGACAACGCAACAAGCAAATATCACAGAATTGTCAAAAAAAGTTGAAAGTAACACAGATGAGATATTACAAATATCAAACGATTTAACTAATCAAATAACGGCGTTTAAGCGGTTATCAAATGCCATAACCAGTTTTTGCCACAAACGCCTATAAAAGAAAGGAGATTTACTATGCAGTATACAACAAATTATGAGTTGCCACTTTACGAACCAAGTGACATCGCAAATTATCTTGAGACCTACAACAACACAATCACAGAAATTGACAATGCTATTCATGAGGTGCAGTTAAAAGCAGAATACGGCGGAACACAGGGTGCAGAAATGCAAAAAGAAATTGAAAGTTTAAACACACGTGTAACGGCACTTGAATCATCATTAGACACTACGATTGAAAATGTTAGTGCAATGTCGACAACCGTTAGTGAACATGGTGCAGAGATAGCAAAACTAAAAGAGGATTTACTGGCACAGAACACCGCCGTAAAATCTTTATCTAATACGCTGACAGAGTTGTCCACGCAGTTTTCAACATTTAAGACGGCACAGGAAAATTTTAATAGTGAAATTTCAACAAAGGTTGGAAATCGGTATTTTAAGGCACATAAATATGAGATTCCTCCTGCTGATTCTCATAGTTCTGATAACACTTATAGGACGGAATTTACAATCAATACAGGGCTTGAAAATAGCGAAAGTTTTACAAAATCCCACCTTATGCTTGAATTTATGCAGATAAATAACTATACAAAAAAATCTAGTGCGGTGCTAAACTTTGACTTTTCAACTACGTCACAATTATTAAATATTTCTGTGGATAATACTAGTTATTATATTAGTGTAACATTTGACACCACCACAGGCATAATTACTATTGGAATCCGTAGTTATAAGTTAGAAAAGAGTGGCACATTATACGCAAATGCCACAGTTTACACAGATTAGAAAGGAGATTATTTAATATGAACTATACGGCAAATTACAAAATCCCTCTTTACGAGGGCAGTGACCCAACATCATATCTTACTACGTACAACGAAACAATGGAATTGATTGATACATCGTTACACGCTTTAGCGTTAAAAGTCGCTAGCGGAGAGGTGAATGACAGACAATTCATTTCTGAAATTTCCGCAATTAAAGCAAGACTTGACACAGCAGAGACTATGATAAATACGTTAAAAACAGAACTTGCAAAGACAAATGCAAATGTGTCGAAAAATGAAGAAGATATTTCTACTTTACAATCACAGTTAGTTGAGCAGGGAACGTCAATTAAAAATTTGCTTGCTAGGGTTTCGGCACTCGAAACATCTTTCGAGAGTTTCAAAACAACACAGGAACAGAAAAATAACAGTTATGAAGATTCGTTAAGTGGATTGTCAACACAGTTGAGTAATTTTACAAAAAAACAGGAGTTGAAAAACACTGAATTTACAAGTGAGATTGGAGAGAATACGACTAACACGGCAAAAAATACAGAAAGCATTGAGACCCTAAAGCGTGGAACAAATGTGTTGGTAAATTTCAAAAATGTTGACGCAACAAATGTCGGAAGTGTCATGCAAGCAGATTTACAAACAAACAGGGAAAATGCAGAACTTGAATTGAATAAATGGCAGAACGCACAAGTTTGTGCCAGTATTACGGTGCGTGACAACACGAATACGGTAATTTGTAAATGTTCTCCAGTTTTTTCAAGAAATCTAGGTACAGCAAATACAGAGGAGTTTGATTTTGCAGACCCATCTGACCCTAGCGGTACTCTTTACAACTTGCAAACAGTCTTAAGTTTTAATGACACAACACAAAACGTTTCCCTAGTGTGTACGCTTACTAACGTTGAATCTATAACAAGTGCGATATTTTCAATCGCATTGTTCTTAATCGTTTAATTGTAATATTGAACCGCCCTACTTTATTAGGTAGGGCGGTTTGTTATTTTATTCAACGGAATCTCTTCCGCAATCCCAAGCAATATCTAGCATTTTTTGAACGTCATCCGTCAATTCTACATCATCCCACCAACTATTTTTGTTTTTCTTTTTTATAAGCATTACATCGTCATATTGTGAATATGGAAACGTGTAAAACTGATATTTAGGATTTTCAAGAGTTGCACTACGGAACAGTTTTTCTATGTCAACACCTTTACCGATATAGTATACTGTTTCTTTTTTAATATTTGTCATTACACCGACTGGATATTTCATATTATTTCACCTCACTTTAATCATTTATGCATTTATGCTTTTATGTGAATAATTTCTCCATTATTTGTAACAATAACAGGTTGATAAAAGCCATCATAATCACAAATAAATTTTACTTCTTTGCAGTAGGATGTAAAAATTCTATAATCTTTATCACCGTCAAGTTGCATAATTATTCCATTGTTGACAAGTTCGATTATTTCTTCTCTAGTATAAAAGAATGTATCAACAATAAAATTTTTCTGTACTGCCCTTTTTAATATTTTCATAACCATTCACCACTCACACCTTGCTAAGTGTGCCTTTCTTTATTTGATATATACATTCTATCAAATTACCGCAATTACTTCAACGGTATTTT